GTCGTTGATACTCGATAGCGTTGGAGGTTCTTGTCTTATATTTCCGTATTGCGTCCTCAATAGTGAGCGGTATGCGAGCAAAAATTTCCTGTGGCATCGAGTATCAACGACGTAATTTTCCACCAAGCATCTACCTCTCCCATACCGTTGGAGACTTTTTCAAGGCTGAGCGTAGACCCATTACGCCTGAGATGGTTCAGAGATGCTATTGCAACTGGCTCACACTCCTGACGCCTGAGCAGGTCATAGAACTAAAACAGTCTTATGGTAGTTCACTCAGGGTTGTGATGGGTGTAGACTTTGGATCAAATCCAGCAGCTTCGCAAACTTTCATCTCTATTATACTCCACTGGCGAAAAAGTGGACGCTATCAGTTGGCTTGGATTGAAGGGCGACCCCAAGAGCACCAACTTGATCAGTCTGCTCACATTGCTAGACTCGGTGCAAATTACAATATTGACTATGGTGTGGGTGATCTCGGGTATGGTCAAATCCAAGTCAAGGTTATTGCTGACGGACACCGAGATAGCAAAGATCGTCCGTTTGCTGGACTGGGAAGCAGTAGATTTATCGGATGCCGAACTATTGGTTCAGAGGTTAAGCCAAGTGAACAATATCATCAAGACACAGATGAACACGGCACGGAGCTTGGCAGGCTCCAAATCGACAAGACGACATCGATTCAAATGTTCATAGACTTTTTGGGCTGGAACGTACCAATCAATGACGAGCGAAGCCCGCAGTTAGAGCCATCCCATGTCACGGACAGCGTAGCACCCAAGTTCATGATACCAATGAAAAAGGACTGGGAGACAGACTTTTTGCTGGATGACTTTTGTGCCACTACTCGCAAAGACCTTGACGTAGAGCAGGACACAGAAAAAGAAGATCCACGGCAGAAGGCAAGAAAAGAGTTCAACCACCCAAGGGATTCAATGATGTCAATTATCTACTGTCTAATAGCTGACCAAAACTATCAAGAGGGAGCCTATCGTATTAGTAGGGTGAGGAAAAGACGATGATGTTTAACAGGTGTTTACCATAATGGGTTGTCATTACAAAGATGTCTATTATCAACCATATTGTAATTGCAAACATTGTAAAAACGTGAGGGATAATCCATGATGGTAAACGGTGACTTACCATAATGCACAACTGTAAATTTTATGTTGGTTGGAGTCCAGCCGAAAATATGTTTCATTGTTGGGTATGTAAAAGACGTTATCTACTTCAAGAGGAAATGGACAGGGATAATAATGGTAAGTAAAGGTTTAACATCATGAACTGGGATTGGATTGATGCAATCAACTCGCTGCCAAGAACAAATAAAGGCATAGAGGATATGGCCTTGCAATACGAGTGCTGGTTTATTCAATGTGTAGTGGGGGAAACGCATTTAGAGAATGTATGGAGTGTACCTATTGAAATGTCCTGAGTGCGGTCACGAATTTGAGGATGATGATTTTGAGGACGGCTGGAAGGTCGACCCTAAATTAATGACAAAAGTGATGTACCCATGACCAGACCAGAGGACGAGTTCTATGTGTCTAAGATTTTTAACGGATACCCAAAAAATGTAATTTCCTTGACAGAAATCTGCAATAAGCTCGGCATCCCTAGTTGCGAATATGACTCTGTTCATCAGCCAACTGGACGAGAACGGAATACCTCTTAAGTTCCCATGTGAGTTTTGCGGCAAGTTGCTAAAGACCCCAAAGGGCATGAGAAATCACATACGAAATTTCCACGCCTAAGTGAAAAAAGATTAGGTAAAACGAATTTATGTCAAGCCAGCGACATATAACTACAGTATGCGATGTAAGGGTTGTGGCATTATCACTCGGACACCAAAGGCTGAGAACTGGGTTTTATTCATGATGTGTCACAAGTGTGCCCGAAGATGGCATGAAGTCCATTACTTAGAAAAGCGAAACCACGGGACAGGCGGGACATACATGGATCATGACAAGATTATAGTCCAAAGTTTAATAGTATCATAATCTAATTAATTACGGAAAGGCCAAGCCATCCACACATAACCCTCGTGCAGATGGGTTCTACGACTAGGCTGCAATCGCAGGATGCCGTGACCAGCCTCTAACATCTAAAAACACTTTTAATTTAAAATCAAGTCTCTGGGATATGGGCGTAGCTAATCGTATTCTCATGGGATTAAGTAAAATTCTCTCAGGCCCCAGTTATGGAGCTAGCGGAGCAAGACAGACATCGCATAGCTCACTTAATGTCAATCAAATACAGTACGCATCGGGAGGGTTTTCGCAGCCAGTGTTTGGAGCCGAAATATCCACAGTCGGAGCCTACTCACGTGAAGGCTACACCTCTCGAACGCTCGATATTCCTATTGTACCATTTTCAACCCAGTTGTATTACATGTTACGGGACGAGGATGTTCAACTTGCAGTTAATCACTTAGCGTCCCAGATTACGGGAGGCGAACATTATTGGAAGTCACAGGTCGAGTCAATAACAGAGATGATGGAACGGTTCTCAACTGACCTTGACTTTGACTGGATAGACAGTATAATGGTAAAGGAGCTTTTAGCATTTGGTAATTCAGTATGGAAACCACGGCTTGGAATTGCACGCATCCAAAGCCGTGACGATCTCATGCACATCCCCATAAGCAGCTTTGTGAGGGTGTGGTGGGACAGACAACGCAGACCATACAAGTACGAGTTTAGGGGAGCACAATATCAAGGGTATCATAACCCAGAGGACGTCATTCCGCTCGTCTGGAATCCGATTAATGCCTCCGCCTTTGGCAACGGGTTCCTGACGGCGTTGACTGCACCAAGGGATTTCATAGAACGCACACCCACTGGAACGAGAGACAAGACCCTGCCCAGCCTAATGGACAGGAAATACTCGACTGCCATGACAATGCACCTGACAGAAAGAAGGTACGTCTCACACAATCTCTATGTTGCAGCAGACGCAGGACAACAGGAGCGTGACCAGCTTGCAGGAGACCTTGCTGACTTGGAGACTGGCGAGGATATTATTGTAGGCAATAAGGTTGACGCACAGGAACTCGGCTCGGCTGCTAGAAACTTTGATTCAGCACAGTTCTCAGATCTAACACAAGGACAGATATTCAAGGCACTAAACGATTTCATGGGGAAACAAGGCTCAGACTCATCCCACCAGTACGCCAACGCAAAGACATCTGCAATGCTCACACAGATAGGACTTACATCATTCCCACTTGCCGTCACCAGACAGTTGATAGAATTACTATTCCAGCCATGGTATGAGGCACAGGGAGGGGCAGTGGATGAAACAGGAGTTATCGGAGGCGGTCTAGTCTCAGTTCCTTGGGAGGATGCTAAAATAGAATTAAACTTTGGCAGGATAGAAAAGACAGACTTGGAGCCAGAGGCCATGACCAAACTATTGGAGATGGCTATCCAGACTGGAGTAGTAAAAGATCCGATAGAGATCCGTGATCTGTTAGAGGATGCAGGACTTGGATTAAGAAAAGAGTTTACAGAGATGTTAGAACAGGAATACAACAATCCAAATGTCATGCCACCTGACTTTGAGCAGCAGTACAACTATGACCCAAGCGGATATGACCAAGCACCCAGACCATTTGATGATCCAAACTTCCTAAGCTTTGCAACACAGTCAGGTTCACTAGGAAGCACACTGCCAGCCTATCCATATTATCCAGAACCAATCAAGTCAATGGATGCGACTCTGGGAGACAAGAACCCACAGAACCCACAACCAACAGACCCACGAATTAATTTCACACAGGGCGGCACCACTAAAAAGAAGTTTAACAAGGCGTTTAACAAGCTTGACATATCAGATGTTAACGCATGGCTAGCGGGTGACTCCAACATACAGGGCACGGTACGGGAGACGATACGAATCGAGGGTGAAGAAAAGAAGCTCGCCTTGGAAGAAAAGAAGCTGAGACATGAGACGAGGAAAAAGATTTTAGAAACCATTGAACAACTAAAAAAGAGAGGGACTTGATTCATGGCTCACAACCTAAAATTTTACTACGATTCCGCACTAAGGAAGCCCGTAGACGTATTTGACTTTGGACGGGTCGAGGTCAGCACAGGACATGATCTAATCTTTTACATTAAAAACACATCAAGTAGGTGGCCCATCGTGGACATTGAAGTAGGCATCCCAAACGAGGACTGTGAGATGGTTGACATCCCAAAAAGGCTCAGCCCGCTACAGGTCTCAAAGTGTCGCTATAGGTGCGACCCGAGCCTCAACATTGACGAGCCACTTGCTTTTTTCACAAAGATAACGGGACGGTTAGAGATTGGCTGATACCAAGATTACAGATTTACCTAGTGAAACTGCCGCAGCAGGTGACGAACTAGTCATTAATGATGTTACAGATACTTCAGACAAGAAAATCACAGTACAGGGAATATTAGATTTAGTACCAGCAGGAGGAGGATTAACCTTTGCTAAAATAGTCAAGGCTACCGATGAAACAATAGATACAGATACTACACTTTCTGATGATGCTGAATTATTATTTACTCCAACCATTAACAAGGTTTACCATTTTGAATTAAGGTTGTATATCCAATCGGCAACCGCCGCTGATTTTAAGGTAGGTTGGAGTGTGCCTTCAGGAGCTACAGTATTGGGTTTAGAGGCTGATATTTGGAGAAATGATATATTACAAAATGCAGATGACCAAACGGTCGCATTTGCCGTTGCTACCGATGGAAATTTAGAGATGATGTTGTTATGTGGGAAAATTTTAATGTCTTCAACGAGTGGCAGTGCCGCTGTACAATGGGCTCAAAACGTTTCTAATGGTGGAAATACCACCGTTTTGGCTGGCTCGACTTTACTAGTTTATGAGGAAGGTTCAACATAATGGCTACTGAAACAGAAAACTATGCAAATAAGGGTCTGGCAACTGCTGCCAAGACTAGAAATTCTCAGAGACATATAGATGGATGGCGACCAATCAATACCAATCAAAACCCAGATGGAACATGGACTATAGTGTGGAATAATGATCCACCAACCCCACCAACCCCAGACGAAATAGAACTCGAACAGTTAAGGGAGAAAATTCAGAACGAAACCCTGACACCCAACGAGGTTCCTAGGTATCTAAAACTCGCTGGATTATAGTATGGTACACAGTAGGATTCTGTTAAATGCTGGTGGTGCTATTCTGCTCAATGCTGGGGGTTATTTACTGCTTAATGCGGAAGGGCCTCCTGATGTTGCGGCAAAGAAAAGCATCTCACATGTAACACTCGATGCAGGCGTAGATCTAAAGAGAGTCGAAGAACGCAGGAAGCCACGGTCAAGGTATTCTCAGGAGCTGATGCTCTCCACAGAGATTGAGACTAGAGCCAGATTCATCATGCCATTATCAACCACCATCAAGACTACCAAGACAATGTTTGAGGCATTGGAGTCAAAGTTTAGGACTAGGGCAAAATTCCTAGTAAATCTCACCAAACGATACAATACAAAGGTCATAAAATTTGACCCAGTATCCGTCCGTATCCCTACCAAGGCAAGGTTCTCCTTTGACAAGATTATTAACACTTTAAAGGATTATCTGGATATTGACAAGTGATGCCAACTCCGCTCTGCTCAGTTTGTGGTCACGGTGTTTATTACCACGTTAAGGGTGGGGTATTAGATCCACAGGCATGTCTTGTAGGCGGCATTAACTGTGCCTCGCATACTTACGCCACTTCAGTTTCAGCTTCTTTAAATCCCCTTTTGTCTAAATTAAATTTTCAGGCCGAACCGATACTCTATGTGTCATGTGATAATGTCGTGACAGATGCAGGCGGTTTGAATAATGATGGCACATGGTCGGCAGGTGAGGCGTATGAATCGGGAGTAAACGGTGATGCCAATGGAGCAGCGACTCTGGCAGGAACCAACGATATCACTATTGCCACGGAAGGCGAATTTGACTTTGATATTACTGATGCGTTCTCGATATCAGTATGGATAAAAAATGCAGACGCCGTGGAAAATGTCATTATAGGAAAAAGAAACACCCTAACTTCTGTTGGTTGGAATTTAACGCAAGTAGTCACGTCTGGTCTGGTGATGTTCCAAATTGACGATACTACGGAATTTGATGTCACGTCAACTACTGATGTCACTGACGACGCTTGGCACCATGTCGTAGCCACGTTTGACGGTTCTAGCAATCAGTCTGGTATGAGAATTTACATTGATGGAGTCCTTGAGACGACTGGTGTGGCTAGTGCCATGTCAGGCGATATGACAAACGCAATCGCAGTTACAATCGGTGCGGCTGGAGACGCTAGTGGAGATTACGAAGGTGCAGTCGATAATGTCGCAATCTGGGACGGCGAATTAAATCAGGCTGCTGTGACAGCTTTATACAATTCTGGTACAATGGTGAGTATTCTTGGATAAATGGGACAAAGAAGAAAAACAAGAACATTTCTTATCGATAACTATGTTTGAGCATAAAGAATTTCCTAAGCCTGAACATGAAGGAGCCATGATCATCTATCGTGGTGATACTTATTTTTGTGTAGACGGGAAATGGGTACGAGGTAATGCCTGAGAAACTACACCGCTGTGTTGACAAGGTAAAGGGTACAGGAGTAGATAACCCATGGGCTGTATGTAATGCCTCAATTTCTGAACTGGATGATATTATCAAAAGGAATGATACCAAACTAGGGCACGACAGGACACTTGCAGAGATGGCAGGTCATACGTCGGCACCCAAAGCAAGAGAGCAGAACGGACATTTTACAAACAGGTCACATGGCTAACGCAAGCAACGATGTAGATCAAGAGTGGCCCCCAGAAAAGACGGGAGGTCGTGACATTGTTGATGTACTTATGCCAAATTATGTCCCTGACACGGGGATGCCTAGCGATGAGCTTGGGCATGTTGACGGCGACCCGTACCCAACCCAACAGCCGTCATTTTATCCCAAGATATCGGACACCCCGCAGGCAAGATGTGGCACATGCAAGTTCTTTGTCGAGGGCGGGGCGTGTGCATTGGTAAAAGGCAAGATAGACCCAATCAAGGGAATATGCAAATTCTTCGAGGCAGGCAGACCGCTGGAATGGGATGCCCCAGTGTTTCCAGTGTATGAACAGCCAGAGGCAAACTATCATGAGATGTCATACAATCCCTATCTTGGCGAGGCCTTGGCAGTGACAGAAAATGTCAAGATACCATACGAGACCCAGCACGAATTTCCAGCACACACCAGCGAGCAATACGTCGCAACAGGTGCCAAAGTGGACAGTCAGCCGTCAATGCACCGTGAGGAGGGCTGGGTAGGCCAAAAGAAGGTTCCAGAGTGGCGATATGACATCGAAGAGCACAAGCCACTAATTCATGAGGCAATCCCTCAAGTCAACGTGCCAGCAGATACAGTGGCACGCTATGGAAAATATACAAGAGTTAACCATGAATATGATGATATTTGTAACAGGTTCGAGGGGAAAATTTATGACATGAATGATTTGACACATAGACCCGTACCGCCTAGCGAGGGTCTAGGATATACCACAACCCATCCAAACTGCAAATGTTACTGGGCACCACAAATAGACTATCAGCCAACTCAAAAAGGCGGCGTTGACGCACTTGCAGTAAATGAGCAAAAACACATCACGCATGTCAAGCAACTCATAGGTCAGAGGGCTCGGCATAAAAAACTCCATACAGTATTTCAGGACGGCTCCTTGTCCAACAGGACACGGGGCACCAACCCAATGAAGGAAATGAAAATTATCCGTGAGACATTAGAGACTCTACATGACTCATTCAACTGGATGACACCAGAATATCTGGCAAGGATATCTGATGTCACGCCACGGGTGGGCGGGAGGTTCATGCTGATTCGAGCCAGTGCAGAGACCATCACAGATCACAGGGCTGACGCAGATGCACCAGAGCCACTAAGGAGACTGCTCTCAGGAGACGAGATCCACGCATTTGGCAGGACTGGAATAGGCAAGGGCTCAGACATCAACCATCTGGGCTCATCATACAGGACAGGCGGTCTTGTCATGGATGCCGAGTATGACCCAATCAAAAAGGAACTGCAACTACTCCACCATGAGACAGACACAGAAATCATACAATCTATCATACAGGGCGACATCAGCGAGGTGTCAATCAATGCAGGCACCCCAAGAACCATGACAGTCGAGATATGTGACCCAAACACTGGCGAGATGTGTGTCGTGCCCAGAGGACTAATCCTAGGAGAGATGGACAATATTGCATTTACCTATGTCGTGTCCAGTCCAGTCGGCATAATGTGGAGAGGCAAGGTAATCCCAAAGGCAACCGCAGGAGTTAAGAACACTGCAATCCAATTACTCTAATTGAGCTACGATTATGCCACGTGCTGGAAGTTGGCAGGAGCCAGCATGAAACGGGACTGGAAACCCAACCAAGCTACTAAGACGCAGGAAGAAAAAATTATCCAAGTCCTCAAGGAAATAAAATTCCAGTCAGTCCTTGAGCTTGGCGTTGGCTTTGGCAGGATTGCAGGCCATGTGCTGGCAAACTTCGTTGTCCCTCGCTATATGGGTCTAGACCTTGTCGAAAAACAACTCGACTGTGTAATACAGGACTATCCACAGGTCAACACAATTTTTGCAGACATCCACGAATTTGACACCGACAGAACATGGGATGTCATATTATCCGTCGAGTTCCTAATGCACATCATCCCAGAGAAGATAGACGAGGTCTTTGCAAAGATGGGAAAATGGTCACAAAAGGCAATCGTATCATTAGACTATGCACCAATCCCAGAAAAACGCAGAGCCCTAAGCCCGCACAACTGGGAGTATGATTATAAAGAATTTTACTCAAAAATTGGAACCGTGACAGAACACAGGATCTCGCCGTTCCAGTGCGTGTATGTGTGTAAAAAAAATTAGAGACCTAAGTAATAACACTTTTAATTTAATTAAGAAACCTTGACTCATGGATAAAAAATGCAAGGATAAGCTCTTAGCTTGTCGAACTTATGCTCAGGCAAAGCCAATTCTAGAGACCCAAGGCGTATCAGTCTCAGGTCACGAATTGATGCACACAGCCTATGCTATACAAGAAAACCAGCCAGACTTGGCACGATCATTCAAACAGACGGTCATCCAAGAAATGAACGGCGACGTTGGGGACGACCCACACGCCAAAAAGACTGACACCGATGACAGAGACGAGATCAAAGAGGTAGACGGTGGCACTAGCCACGAATCATCTTCAACTACTGGACTTGAAAAAATGGGAACTGAGCAGTCAGCCCCAGAGGGAGCCAGCGAGCAACCTGACAAAAAAGACCAGATGGGAGTCGCAATAAACGAGATGGGCATGCCTTATGGTCAACCACCTCCACAGGGCGGGATACCACCAGCAGGCGGGATGCCTCCACAACAACCACCAATGGCACCACCAGCACCAAAGCCTCCAATGCCACAGCAACAAATGATGCAATATGCAGTCCAAGAGACAATGAGACAGTTTGCACCATACTACAACAAAATGGTAGAGGCAATCAAGGCGATTGATAAAAAGGTTCAGGAGACCCAAAAAGGCTCAGTAAAGTCACTCGAAATGGGCGATAAGCTCGGTGGCAAAGGAACCCACTCACAGGGCAGCATGATCAGAGAAACCGTCGATGGAACAAGCGAAAAAGACCTAATGGTCGCACGCTCAGAAATCACACGAATGAACAAATCTATAGACGCTGGAATTTTCTAAAATCCATCTTTTTCTTTTTTTTAACTTTAATAGGCTCACCATCCTGATAATGCCGATGATTAAACCCCTGCTCTGCTGTCCATCCCCCAGAGACTTGACAGAGGTTTATGAGGCATTAAAAAGAACAGGCCGTGACAGGCTCTATGCCAAATATTTTCCTGAAAAAGTAGCCTACAACCTACTACGAGACTATTTCCTTGACCATACCGAATACACTCATCTAGTGATATGTCCCGATGATCTAATCATTGAGCGAGACCATATCGACTCATTAATCGAGATCTTGGAAAAGAATGACTATCCCGTGCTTGCGGGAGTCTGTAACGTGGACTTGGGAAAATTCAAGGACTATCTAGCAATCACTGCCAATCTGCCACACCCGCAGAGAATTGTCCCAGAACGAAAACAGATGGGCTGGCGATATTATGCTTGGGTTCATAGAACAACACAGTTTCCTACCACAATCATCAAGGTTCCATTCTCAGGCTTTGCAGCCCAGTTTTTTCGCCGTGACGTTGTCAAGCGGTACAAATTCACAGATGATGCCAAGTTCAACGGCACGCCAGAACTAAACACAGGAGCCATAGATGTCATGTTTTCAAACACCTGTGCCATAGAAAACATCCCACAGATGGTCGATACCACCATAAGGATGAGGCATCTCAAGGGAGCGACGCAGTTCTTTGAGATCCAGATAGGGGACGGTGAACTTCGGCTATACCACCCAAACAAGGACACTTACGAGATAGTCCATGCAGAGGCTAAGGGAAAAAAGAAAATCTGGAAAATGAACCCAGATACCAAGGTAATCGAAGGTCAAGTCGTCGACTAATAACACTTTTAATTTAACACACGAATCGTGACATAATGGCAGATTTAGCAGCAGGCGTATTTGACGGAGCAGCGGGAGCAGAAGCTATCGTTGTGAACTATATTGCCTCCGTTCTTGAGTGGTTGCTCGACTGCCAAAAAGTTGTTATCCTTGACATCGTTTCGTTCCACTCGTATTGTGCCTCTGAAGCTGTTCTTTGTGTTTGAACAGT